ACATATTGCTTGATATATGCTTCTAACTGTTCTTCAGTCGCATTTGGTGTTTCTAATCTAAACTTATCCCTAGCAACCTTCTCAGCATAGTGTGCATTATTATAAGTCAATGATGTGAATGTAGTACCATTGGCACGCTTATGTACCTCACCCTGACGACCAGGGGTGCCAAGATACAGATCATAAGATCCATTAGGATAGTTCTTTGCTGTAGTCAGATAGGGATCAGCATCCCTGAACATAGCATCAAATAATCTTGTATCTTTATCTCCTCTGATCTTAGCGAGTTTTTCTAGTTCTTCTTTTGTGTGAGTAACACCATACAGAGGGAACCAACCAATCATATGCGACAAATGCATAGATGGTTTTCTATCACATGCAGCAGAAGTAAAGGAGATCAGAACTTTCATCAGTCCTGTCAGATTAGTTCTATGCTTTACATGCAAACTGGTCTCGGAGAAGAATAACTCCGCATTCTTTTCCCAGTTCTCAATAGTTTCTAATGAGTCACCATCAACATTACTTTTGATTTCAGCAGTTAATGAACCAATCTCTTTCACCATTGTAGTGGTGGTGGTTACAATGCTATTGACAATCTCATCTACGGATTGCTTGAGCATCTCATCTTTAGTAATCGTAGCACTGATATACTTGCTTACAGCATCGTCAACTGGTTTGACAGAGTTATTGACATAGGTTTCCAGGTTTGCATCCATCGTGCAAGATTCAGTGAGAATCCTACTGATCACAGTTTGGATCTTCAGATGAACACTAATAGGAATACCATTAGAGTATGTGAGAATTTTTCTCTTATCTAACTCATCAACAACATTAACCATAGACTCTCGCATCACAGAGATAATCTGTGCATACACAGAACCAATGTAATTACGAATGTTATTTGTAAGATCTTTCTCTTTAATGTTCTTACCAGACACTACATCCAGGTAGTATCCTTCACACTTCACGAGATTGGAGATACAGTTACATACATCTTCAACCAAGTATGCTAACTTATACTCCATAGACTTCCAGGGTCCCCCCATAGCATTTGCTACAGGTATAGGAGTTTCTGGATCAATAGGTTTGATTGGATTGCAAGTGCTACCAGATATCTCACTTCTACTTCCTACATTCTTCGGAGAACCATCAGATCCTGTATTGGTAGTCTTCTGACCAGGATATGCAACGACATTGGTTGTTGCTTGTCTCAGAGGTAGTTCAGGATTAGTTACATTACGATCTGCAGGATGCATTGCAGATTTGTTTACACCATTTCCTGCAGGAATAGTTTGATTAGAGAATGAGAATAGTCTTTTTTTCAGGGTTCTATCAGACTTCTCAATACGCATGACACCAATAACTACAGGCATCTGTGCATATTCACCATCCATAAAGAAACCCATGACAATCGCACCAGGTTGCAGTTGTCCAGAACTTTCGCCCTGACCATCGTTACCTGCCTGAGAGGTATGCTGCAATACTGTTGCCCAGGGCAAATAGTTTGTAGGAAGGTCACCTGCGGTGCCTCCTCTAAAATTGGTATAGTGTCCAAGTACACGGACTTTGACCCTACCAATTTCCATAGGGTCTTCGTTGTCTTCTACTTCACCAACCCACCAGAAAAAACCGTCTTTACCGACATATCCAGTAGTTGATTCTGTCTTGATGCCGTCGATGTCAAACATGTAACTTGGACTTTTTTATTATTTATCCAGGTATCCGTTCTCCTCCAACCACTGCCTCGTTAGTGGAGTTGGATCATAATCAGTCCACATAGTACCACGGGCACAAGATTCAAGTGCTTTCTGAGTCATACCTTCAGTTTTACCTGCCCAGGTTGCTTCCTTCTCCCATGGTTGTGCATGTGGAGGATAAGTCCGACGCACCATTTCTTGCCAGATCTCGGGTACATCTTCTTCTGGTTTGATGATGGCAATCATATTATTTTTGATCGATCCTGCCATGCAATCTTGAGCAGCGTGCCATCCCTCATGACGCACAACACTCATCAAAATGTGAGGACGATGTACAAATCGACGGTTAAGATAGAAGTGATTGCTCACAGTATGATAAACACCACGATGTCCCACTGGGAAGTAACGCTCATCAGCAAGGTGAACATGAACACCAATCTTCTTGAAGGCAATCATGATCTGGTCAAACTCATCAGCAACCACATCCCAATCTGAATCGGGGAATGCATTCATCAGATCAATAGATGAGTTAATGCGTTCTACATCTTTAGTACATTCTTTGAGCAACATACAACCCATGGCATCCATGGTATAGTATCCCTTGGTAGGTTCTGCATTTACTGCAACACCATGCGCCAAACCAAACATCAATCCAGAAAGGATTGCATTACGCAGTTTCATCAGAGTCTCCTTCAAGGTAATCAAAGATCATGTTATGCAATTCCCAATAACGGAGATACCAATCAGGTATCAAACCATAATGAGGAAGTGTGTAATAATCGGAATAGTTGTTATATAAGAGATCAATGATCTCTTCTTTAGTAGGTTTTGCCATAATATAGGTGACAAATGGGCGAAGAGGGGATCGAACCCCCGACCGACTCGGTGTAAACGAGTAGCTCTACCGCTGAGCTATTCGCCCTTAGTAAAGATGTAGATGACATCAGATCCCCATACACGGTTACCATCTGCATCCAATCCCTTATCACAACTATGTAGTTGGTTATTGATAAGGATGATTTTCGACACAACTTGAGCACCTTTACGATAACACTTATCACCTAAGTTGCTACCGTTCCATGCTCTTCCGTCGAACTTAAATATCATATCACAGTTTTCTCTCCGTGTCCAGTCTGTATTGTAGTTTTCTACAATGAGTTCTGTTTCTGTGATAGGTACTATCTTATGATAACCCTCTCTGTAGGGTCTGTGCGCCTCTCTACGGTTCCATTGCTTGGAATGCAGACCACCAGGAATCTTCTCCCAAAGAATCTCAATCTGGGAGAAGAGAGTTGGTGCTGATTGTGCTTGCTGAAAGTTATTATATTTGCCTAAAAGGCACTGCTCAAAATCAGTTGTCATGCATCTTACATTCTGGAGCTCCAGGCTCCACTTCACAGTACAATTCTAATGGACTTGGGTCATGATGATCGCCTGCTTCGATCTCTTCTTTGTGATTTTCTACATAGACTTCCAACTCATGCAGTTCTTCTTCTACATGGCGTCGTTGCTGAGGCGAGGTTGTTGGATCTTGAAGGATGTTCTTATCCTTTTCGATATGCTTTTCGATACTTTCCATAGTACCTCCTGTTACATTACTATTTAGGAACTAATTTGATTCAACGCTCTAATCGTAGAATCCTTAATAAGCACAAGCTTAGTTGCCATTCCAGTAGGGGTTATACTATGATTGATAGTTTCAATCAAATAACGACCACTGTAGCGGTAATCTGTCTCTGCGCCGTTCTGTGTATTATAGGTTGCTGGAATGTGAATGTCAATAGCGTACCCAGCATACAGGTCAAGGTTTCCTGGTATTTCTATATTTAACTTAACATTTTGCATACTTCTAAACCTTGCAGGTTCATATGCTTCTAAGTGACTGAGTTCAGAATATGTTGCCTGTGCTTGCCCACTCTTCTCATCAAACAATCTACTGGGAATAGGAACATACCTGATTCTTCTAGGTGTGTTGATATATTCTTTTACTTCTTTATCAATCTGCGAATAAGGATTAACAATATTTTTCTTGCCAAGATGCTCCATATTATTCCACATATTGTCTAAAGAATACTCATATGCAGAGATCGGTGTATCTTCACTCAATCCAATCTCAGACGATGCTAAAGAAACTGGATCAAATCCAATAGAATAACCACAGTAACTACCATTCCTTAGCGGTTTAAGATAATTGGTATCATCTTCAAATCCAATGCCAGTGATATTAAAAGCATCTCTACCCTCATCAATTCCAGGATTAGCTAAACTATAACGATATAACTGTGCTTGACCAGTGATAGTATTCGTGCCAGCATTATCCTCTTGTTTATTTGCATCTTCAACCAACTTATCCATGGACTTGAATTGCCACCCCATAGAATTTTCAAAGAAGATGAATCCATTCTGCAACATACCACCAGCTTTGGGTTTGCGAATAGATCTCCTCGCAAGAAGGTTCATAAAGTCAATAGGTCTATGATTAGTTGAAATCATAGAATGACTGTTAAGAGTTTTCTCAGAATAGAACTTCTTCTTTGAGTTTAAATACCTCTTATCTTTGAGCAATGTTCCAATAATATTAGAACCCTCAGTATCTTTGAAGAGAACCTGTGTATGCCCAAAGATGTTAATTGTCTCATTTGTAATCACCTCTTCAGATGCACATCTTAACACATATGCTTCAGACCCCTGAGATGATTTAACTCTAGAAAAAATACCCATACATCTAAAGATATACCTTCTAGATTCAACTAAAGAAGATCTCAATCTTATTTCCACCTGTTCTGTACCAGTAATACTACCAATCAAACCAGCAGCGTCTTCCAGAACAACATCCGCAGACATACAATCAGCAGTAATACCTTCGACAAGTAAAATACCTTGAATGAATTGCGTAATATCAGCAACACCATCCTGATTAGCAAGTCTTTGACCATCTCTACGAAGGAAGACTTGGTATTCAATTTCGCCAGCGTAACTCCTATCCATAATACTTTTCCTTTATGCGTTGTTTGCAGAAGATAATCTCAATCCAGTCTGAGCAGATGCCTGAGCAGCGCGAGTAACTGAACCACCACGAGCAGCCTTCATTGCTTGACCCATAGAAGAGTTTGCCTCAGCAACAGCTTGCATAACTTTAGCATTATTTGCATTTACACTAGCAACAACTGAACTCATAATCTCTTGGTTTTTCTGACTATATGCAGATTTAGCAGCGGCTCTTTCTTTGGTAACCTTCATAGTATCCATTTGCTGCCGTTGCTGCATCATTGCCTGTGCAGAAGCACCAGGAGTCATCGTATTAGATCCTTCTCCAGCGCCAGTCTCTTTCATAGCAGCAGCAACCTGACCCATACCGCCATCTTTTTTCTTACCAGCGACCATCTCACCCATTTCATCCATTTTTACTTGGAAGTCATCTAGCATTGGTCCGAGATTCTCGAACTTACCTTTCATCAATTGAATCTCAGTTTTATTTTCATTAGATAATTTTACTATTGCCTGTAGAAGATTTCCAGATGAACTACTAGGATTCAGTTCTCCACCTGCACTCATCATCGGTGTATTATAAGCAGATGATTGAGAAGCAGCCTTAGCAGCAGATGTTGATGCAGGTGTTTCGTCTTTTTTAAGGAATCCCTTTTCTTTGGGGCTGAATAGGTTCTTAAAACCACTCACAATACTACCAAAAATACCTCCGCCACCACTACTACCAGATTCTCCTTGGGATTGTTGTCCCTGACCACCACCAGCACTAGATGCTAAATTACCAGCAGTACCAACTACACCCGAACCAAACATCATGCTTCCACCTTCAGTTCCATATCCTCTGGTAGCAGCATCATTGACACTTGTTCCTTCTTTTGCTTCAGGGGCGATACCCATAAACAGACTGTCTGGATATCCATAACTACCAGGATTAAGTCTCTTCTCACCCTTCTGCCAGAATCCCCAACCGTCATGGACAATGTGAGAGATTCTTCTACCTTCTTTACTAGCAAAGGCAGAACTAGCAAGATTAGATAGT